CCCCTTTTGCATCTCGGATATCAGCTTATCGACAGGCTCCCCGGCCTTGAGTCTCGGGATGAACTCGAAAGCCTTATTGATACCATCCTGATTTGCGACCAGAGGCTTGATGATTCCTTGATAGTGCGCCACTGTTTCAGGTGTCAAGGTATTGTTTCCGGTATTGTCGTCAAGAAACTGTTTGCCCTTGGCCGGATCATCCAGAAGGATCTGATTGAGACGCTTGGAATAGGCATCATTGACGGCCAGCTCTAAAGCAGACTTGCGGATCTGGTTTGCTTCTTCACCTTCACCATATTTCTTTGTTATGCCCTCAGAGACAACGTGCTTGAGTGTGCCAAGTTCAAGCTGAAAACGGTTATCGTCATATGCGTTGCTGCCGATATTCCGCAGGATAGACGCCTGCATTGCCCCGGTTGCCGCATCATTGGCCTTTGACTCCTGTGCAATGGCATGTCGGTTGAATTCGTTGGATAGCGAGTTGTAACGCTCCATTGCCATCTTTTCGAACTGCACCCGCATGTTATCAGGAATGTCTTTCGGTATGCCCTCCATGGCCTTTGTCTTGTAGTCCTCAAGGTACGCCTCTTTGAACTGCATTGACTCAGCACCCTGGATATTGAGAAATCCCTCGGAACCATCTTCACCAGGATCTCCGAACTTGATAGCATTTTCATGGTCATCAAGAGTTATCCGATATTCATACGCCTTGGTCTGCAATTCCTGCTTTTGCATATCGCCAGCGATAACAGCGCCCACCTGTGCCGCTCTTTCGAGACCGGCACCCAGGCCAGCACCGAATGAAGCAGCAGACGCACCCTGAGCGCGAGGAGTTGAGATAGCGACCGACTTTACTTGTTGCTCGTCATACCGTGGGATCGTGATACCTGCCATCGTGAACCTCCAGTTATCCTACCGAATTGTTGGCAAGCATTCCTTTTTTATAACCGTAGTACGCATTTGAGGCACCGGAAATCAGCGTACCAGCCGCGCCGATTGTGCCGGCACTGGAAGCCGCCCGGCCTTGGAAGCGGTCAAGTTCCGCCTGAGCCTTGCCACCAGCGCCCACCCGTTGCGCATTATTGATTGTCGTCAAGGCGTCAAGCTCCCCATATCCTTTTGCCTCAACGGAGAGATCCAAAGGAGTCCCGGTTGACGAATCGAATCCGGACGCCCCGCTGTTGGCAATCTGTGTGGCGATCAGCTTTCTGGTACGCTCCTTGATCTGAGCGGCGTCAACAGAACCACGCTGCAAAGCATCAGCCGCAGCTCGTTCCTGCATCTTTGCGTTGTAATCCGCCGCCTCTTCCGCATTCTCACCAGCCGCGTAAGAACTGTATGCCGAGACGCCAACGCCTATTATCGCAATCGCAGCAGATACATATGCCATTGTCATATAAGCACCCCTCTCAATTTCTGTTCCAAATAGTTGTCATATTCTGCGAGAGTGTCACAGACAAGATGGTTTTCAATACCCTCGATATCATCCTCCTGAGTCATTTCAGCAGGTACAGAGTGAACGGTTATCCAGGTGCATTCTTCGTGGATTCTCAGCAACCTCTTTGTCCCAGCCTTGGTCTTCATGAAGAAAGGGGCAAAAAGAACCTCCGCGCCTTCAGGAGAAATAACCGTACAAGAACCGGACATGATAAAGGCAAAGTGGTCATGCTTGTGTGTTTTCGATATCCAGACAGTATCGGCAGGCATAGTCAGTTGACGGCAGTAAAGGCCAGGCGCGAAACGATGAACCGGCTCAGAATGAACCTGTGGAAGAGTTTTCATGAATTGTTCCGTTGCCTCAATGTTGCCCCTGAAGCTTTCCATCGGAAATGACTCTTTGAAAAATACCTCGATTGACTTATCCATTCTTCCGCTCCTTGTAAAACGGTATGAATTCCATATTGTATGGCCCCAGGCGTTGAGGTTCTTCCAGTGTGAAGCCGAGCCACTTCAGCCACTCAATAGCGCGAACGTTCCGAACGTCAACAAAATTCTCGATTCGACGGTAGCTGACGAGCATCTCCTCGACCTCTTTCATGCATCTCCTGAGAAAAGTATTGGCATATCTATCTAACAGGTACGTGCCAACCATCCAGACGCGACCAGTATCAGCAGCAACGGAAAGAGTTGACAAACCGAACATACAGACAGCCTCATCGTCAACAAACCCCGTGCGCGCGAAACCAGAGCGATTCAGGCTGTGATACATCGCTTCAGCAGGCGTTACCCGCGCAAAGTCCCACAGTTCGACGGCATCAGCGTGACGAACTTTCGGAACAATGGCTGGGATATGATCTATTGACGCCTGGGCGATCTCAACCTTCATCTTTTGTCCTCTTGCCGTTGATGCACATGGAAAGGTTCGTTGCAGCCCTTCAGGTCATGCGTATTTTCAACACGAACAAGCCGCTTCTCGTGATCATTCCGGCTGTCAAATAATGCCTCTAATCCCTTGTTGGTAGTTTTCGCAGTCTCGTTAATATTCTTCAGAGACTCCATAATAACCGGTAGCGTCTCGTTGCTCTTTTCGACGCCAGCTGTTACCCATTTGGCAATAACAGCAAACCCCCCGAGTGAACCGCAGATTGTGCCGACTGCATTCCAATCAATTTGCATATCAAGACCCCCCATAAGTTACTTCTGGAATAACAGCAAGTATAGACATTGGAAGCGGATCAACCTGCCGCGCAAAGATCTTGCCGGCCTTTGACCAATCTGCCTGAATCCTGAGATCCAGCAGCCCCGTGGTTTCAAGAATGGCATCGGTATATGCGGTATATTGGTCACGCTTTGCCTCGGTAAGATTGTCAACGTCCGGCCCAACCCATATACCCCTTGAATTCTCGACGATCAACGAAACATGGTTGATGATCTTGTTCTTGCTTCTGGTCTCCTGTTGAGCATTCGCAATCTCAAGAGTTTCAAAGTCTGATATGTAAGTTAAGCCGACATGGACGACGGACGCCGCCCGGTCCAGGGTGATAGCGCCATCTGTGACCACTCGTTGAGGATGGACATTGCCATCGGCCAGGATGGAAACCGTCTTTCCCTCCAGATGCGTTAAGCCGTATATCACCGTTGCCGCCGCTCCGTTGTAAGTCAGGCCGCAATCAACAAAAAAAGCATCTTCGGGATCGGTATAGAGCCGTGATGCCATACGCTCAATAAAGCGTACAGCAGCCCCGTTGATAGTTCTCTTGACCTGCAGGTAAACACGATCCTGACCACCCTCAGTGATTGCACAGCAGGACTCGACCAGGCCGTCGGTATCATGCCAGGACCAGCCGATCACTTCCTGTTCCGGTAGATATGCCAGCGAGAGCAGTATCCCGTTGTCCAGTACCACCCACACGGCAGAGAACGGATCTGACTGATAGCACCATGAAACAATCGTTCTACCCGTAAAGAGGTGATGAGAGAGAGCAGTGATATCCTGCCCGGTAAAAGCATCATCCTGGAACACGTAGCCAAGATTGCGCACACGACCGCCCTTCTCTTCAATGTAGAGGGTGTTTGATCCGGCTGTCAACGGATGGACATGAGACGACCCCGGCGCTGGCTGTTTCTTCCGGCTGATCGCCCCAGGCTTGATTACTCCATCAGTGCCGCCACGGATGAGAAACGGTCCTGCAGTTGTCAGCATGATGAGTTCAGACAATTCGAGGACGTGCCGGACTTCGATCAACTTGTTGGAGTTCATCTTGTAGGTAAGCGCGTCATCATCCAGGATGGGATTTGACGTACCGAAATCACGGAAGCCCTGAGTCCGGCTCATCCAGAATGTTTGAGGGAAAGAGTTTGACCCGGCAAAGATCATTCTTTCCTGGTCATACCCTACCGCGCCAGGATAACCATTGCTACCGCCCCATGCTCCAAAAGCCCATTTGTAACTTGGTGAATTAGAAAGGGCCAGAGTAGATGTCCCGAGTTCAAAACCGGTAATGTCGGCAACTGTGCAGCCGCTCAGTTCAAAGATATTGGCGTCTACGATAATAACCTGCCATGTCCCATCAATACCTTCAAGCACCCCGGCAATCGTCACGGAAACGCCATCCAGATAACCATGAGCCGGGACAGTTATTCTGACATTCACGGCAGGCGTTTCAGGTATTTCAGGAGGAGTGCCGGCATCATATTCAACACCAGCCGTAACATCCGTGATAGTGCGCTCTCCGGTCGAGTTGATAACAGCATCGGGGAATCGTTGCTGCACCACTGCCGTCACGGTTTGCGTTGTCAGAAATGCGGTTATTTCTGCGATGCCAAAGCCAGAATGAAGATACTTCCATGTTACGCCAGGATCACCATCCGCCTCGGTCCCTTCAAGAACCGTTGGCCGGACCGTTCCCGTTGTGCCGGAATCCAGCGCCTGATAATAACTGACGCCAGCCCTGCGGATCATATTTATCGTTATGGCCTTCTCCACTTCCCATCTTGCCGTGAATGCGTCAGGCGACTGTTCCAGGTAAAAGAGAACGCCTACCATATCCTCCGTAAAAAGATCAACGTTGCTTGTCAGCGTGACCGTCCCAGTAACACCATCAGCCGTAACCGTGATTGCCGTATCGATATTGATATCCTGGAATGGTCCGCCAGTAGCCTCGTAGTCGCGGATCTCCCATAGGTGATGGTCATAGCGGATCAGTTCTTGAGTCGGATAATCTGGATGGGTGATGGTAAGGACATCGTTTGATTGAGCGTATTTCAGGAAGGGAAGCGCCGCCTCGGGATATATGGTTGTTATTTCTACAGGATCGCCAACAGGAATTGCAGCGATAACAGACCATTTGCCAGCCGCTAAGTCAGTGGCGAAAACGCCGGACACGTGGAATTCCCTACATAAATAACTGACATCATCCTCAATGACGGAGTGTCCAGGAAGATAGAGAGTAGCGGTCAACCAAGCGTCAGTGCCTTCCGGCACCACAACAATGCCACCCTCTTTGATGATCCTGATCACGTAATCACCAAACTCCAGAGCATAGGATTGCTCAGACGAAAACTCGAACGGTATCAGACGGCCCTTAACTGTTGAGTCTTCCACCTCAGTTGCCAGGTAAGTACCAGCCCGGTTGATTACCCCACCGTAAGGCCGCACGATGTAATTTCGGCAGGTTTTAAGTGAACTGTAATACCGGGCAAAATCAGTACGACCATAAAGCGCCGGCGCTAGTTCGCCGCTGGTGAAGCTTGTTTGAGGAACACCTTGGCCCATGATTACGACCTCGCTGAAATGAATTCGCTTTCTTTTTCCGGCTCTTCACGCCCCTGATTGAGATCCCGGCCAGCCGCCTTGAGTATCGCCGCAGTGTATGCTTGTCCAGCCAACTGAGCCATCGACGGTTGAGCAGAAAGAGGGGAGGCGATGTATGAAGCCAGGCACCAGGCCAGAGCATCACAAAACAGAGCAGGGAATATCTGAACCCTGACAATCCTCATTGTGAAGCAAGCTTGAGCCTCGGGGATATTCGTGCAGATTGCCAGTGCATTATTTGCCTGATCCTCGACAATCTCAAATTGTTTCCTGTTGATATATTCAAGGAGATACGGATTGAAATAGTCGTCTACCTGAGGGAAATAATCACGGGGAGTCACGGCCCTGACGAACAAGCAGTTCAGTGGATAGCGGTATCGATACAGCCACTTTGACGGAGGAGTTCCGATATCCTGAAGATCTGCATACGCCCGAGTAAAGGACCAGGGCATTTCTTCAAGAGTCTTGTTAAGCGCCTGATCGTAGAATACCCGGCATACCCGCGCCTCGTTGGAATTCTCAGTGTCCAGGTTGCCGATAAACTTTGATATTCCAAGATTCCCGATTGCCATGTTACAGATCCCGACCTTATCCATGCTGACACCTCGTTATAAATAGTAGATCTGAGCAGTAACGCCGGTTCCTGATAGCTTCACATAAATGCCTGTAGCAATGCGGAACGGGATCACCAAGCCGCCAATATCATCAGCCCCTTTTACTTTGCATCGGGCAACTATAGTGCCTGAATCGTTAATGCCATCGTATACTACACACAGGCCATCATTAACCCCATCAGTGTTTACTACAATGCCGCCAATAACACATAAGCCAGTTTTGACCAATGTGGATTCGTCCAGTTCACCTGAAGCAAAATAGATTTTGTTTGACGGCCGGCCTGCAGCATCTAATTGATTCTCATGCTCTAAAGTCGGATTCATTGATTATGCCTCCGCTGTAAATGTACACTCATAAGTAAACTGGATAGAATCAACGGCCACTACGTTTATAGCCGCAAATACTGACCGATCCATCAGTGTGCCTGCTGAACTCGCGCTGAAAATACCATGCTCAGTGATTGCATACGTGCCGCCTGGTGTAACAGTACCCACAGATTTATACACTAGTGCGGAAGTCTCGGTGCTTGTCCCGGTTGCCCTTGAGCCAACTTCAGTTACCAGTGCCGTCTGGCTGTTTGCTTCTGCGGTTGTACCTGTCCCAACTCCGTGATATTTAAAAATGTCCACTGGTGAAGTAGTACTATTCTGCATTGCATCTACCAGATAGGTGACAAATGCAGTGGTCACTTTTTGTACTGATACTACGCCTAAATCCTCGTGCCTGCCATCACCGCGAATGACCTTGATAGACAGTATCCCCCATATTTCACCCATCACGCCGGAATAACCATCACGGATTGCCTTTCTAACCTCTTCCGGTGTAATCGTTCGCCCGTGAGGAACTTTGCCTTTACGAATTTGCTTACTCAACCACCAGCTTTTAATCGCCGTAATCGGACCATTTACGTGCTGGCCTGCTTTGTTCCTGAACTCCTTGCCAAATATCTTCATGTCAGCCTCCAATGATTTTGCGGAATGACGAACCAATGATTTTCATCAACTTATTTAGCGAGACTATGGGATTTAAAACAGTTGTCACAATACCAGACATCGCGCTCATAATGCCGGTTACTGCCTGGTGGAATAAGGTTGCTTCATTTGGATTCCCTGAAGGCGGAGGCAAAGTGCCTGCCATGCTTTTTGTCGTCTGCTTGACACTGCCGCCATTGGATGCTGGCACAATTCCTGTAATGGTTTTGCCCGTTTGCTTAATAATAGAGCCTGATGGAGCCGGAAGTGTACCATCGGCTAATTCATTAAAATAAACTTGACGTATGACATCGGCAGAAGGATATGGTTCGACACCTGTTACAGACTTATTAATCTGCCTGATAAAGCTTGCGATTGGAGAGGGAAATACACCTGACAACCCTTGCGTAAATGTAGTACCACCCCCACTATCCTCCACCCACACCCACACAATCTCTGGCTCGTATATCTGCCAGGGATTTTCTGAGAGGGATGCTATTTCGGCGGGGGAGAGGACGCGGTTGTAAAATAAACTGCCACTCAAATGCCCTGCTAACGGCTTGTTAGATCCAGCAGTATACCCAAGTCGCGTAGTATATGATTGCGAGTTGATGCCCGTCGCAGTTAATGCATTCGTGTAGCCGACAGATTTGACCCCGTTGACGTATAAACTGGCCGTGACCCCTTTGTTGTGAGTAACTGCTAGCGAGTATGTCTTGTTGTCTAATACAGATGATGACTCTACTACTAATGCTGCAGCATCAATTCCTTTAAAAACAAAATTAAAAACATATGCAGCAGTACTAAAATTACTAACTCTATCAAACTGAAGCAACCATTCTCCAGGAAACGTTAGCCCCGAAAAATTTGATGCTACTGCGTGATCTGCTGAAATGTTTTGTAAATTAATGCCGGGAATGATTATCGACATCTGTTCGTAATTACGAAAAAAACCTCCTAAATCGATATAGTCATCGCTGGCGTCGAAAAGACAACCCGATGCATTAAACACCGGCCCTGACAATACGTTAGCAGAACCAGATACAACATCAAAGGCAGTCTTTCCTACCCCCTCATTAAACGCCCAAGCACCCACCAATCCCTCAACACCCCAATGCCCATCAGAGCGCAGGGGAGTCCCGAGTGGTGGTTTGCTAGTGCGGCGTATGCGGATTGGTACGAGTGCCATTTATGCGCTCACATAATGAACAGGTTTGTACTGCACCACATTTGCACTGGCTGCAATAGCCGCGCCGGTGTAGTTAATAATTACGAGGCTGAAACCATCACCGACACCAGTGATAGTAAATGATTTATTCACTACCTGTCCGGTTGCAGTATAGGTAATTACAGTACCGGGCCGCAGGTTGTGTGTTGCGCCAATGGTGTACGTCCCCTCTGTTCCGGCAGGTAGAGTTGCAGTCCCACCGTCTGCGCCACACGTCCATGCCGCACCGTCGTAAAACCAAGGGACAACATAAACATAAATTGCCTTATCATTTGCCGCAGCGGTTGCATCAAGGTCAATGCTGATGTTGATGTCATACTCGCTGGCTTTCTCAGTGGTGTTATCCACTCGCGCAGATTGCCAGCCCGCCGTTGCGCTATTTGCCAGACTGTTAAGGGCGGTCACAGCCAACTGCACGTCAGTTCCTGGGGTTCTGGATACGGTACTCATTGGTGTCTCCTTATTTGATTGTCCGTACTACCGGAATGCACGCCTCACCCTGTTGTTTCAGCAGCAGTGCCATATCTTTGCGGGAGATAAAGCATTCTCCATTGATACCCCATGCGCTGCCCCATGAATTGTGCAGCCGATACAGACCTGTGCGAGTATTGAAACCGTTGCAGATGATAGCGTGACCGCCCTGCAATTCACCTGTGGGGCGAATCAGCCCGTTTTTGTCGGGGTTGCTCATGCCCTCATACCAGTTGATTCCCAAAACTGCCGGACCTTTGAAGCTTACTGCAAGGGCTAACTCAGGCTCACTGAACGCCCATCGGTATTCTTTGTACCAGCCGCGCTCTTGACCTGCTTTCATTGCAGCAAGTACACTTGACCCCTCGTAATCTTCCCCCGGCCACTCGTCTATCTGCCGGGCGCGGTAATAGACCTGTTTCGCTATGGCGTTGGTGATATCAGGGACAACAACCGGCCTTGCTGCCGCTTCCTGAGATACCGCGAAACCTGTACAAGCACCCTCACTACCCTGATCCAGATTGACAGGGCACTTCCAGGTGTACGAGCGGGGAACGGTCGCGGTGATTAATGCCCTGATCGGGAAATTGCGGCTGCGTTCGTCAAATTTCGGTATGCGGTCAAATGTCCTTGTGATCATATGCTTTCTCCCTGCGCGGTTTCGTTTTTTTCCTGAGGTTCATACCACGTCCGCCTGTGTGCTACGTAATCCAAAGCCACCCTCATTTTGCAGTGCAGTTCTCCCATTTTGCACCGAGATGTCCCATGACGTGGACACACTGACTCATGATGGCAGCGCATTACACCCTAGAAACGTTCCAGTTCAGCCAATGCACAGCCAGAGAAATTGGCAAAAGACGAGTTTACATTGACCCATTTACTCATGGCCTGAGCAGTGGGAGCCGTAAACGCTGGATAAGAACCTTTTGCCGTGGTGGGCAATATCCGATATTTACAGCCTGCAGCCGGAGCCATGATGCTCCACCAGGTATTGTTTGACATGTCAATCGTGGTGCTATTAACAGTCAGGAATTGAGAGAGTAACCCATTAGGAGCCGGTCCCTGTATCCATGATCCGTTTGTTGTGGTAGGCAAATCACCAATAGCGAAAGCACCGGTTACAGCCAGGCAAAGCATGAAAACTGATAATATTAATGCACGTTTCATATTACAAACCTCCGTGGGAGTAGTTTTAAAAAGCCGCCCCGAGGCTGACCCTGCGCCAGTGTGGCCGCGCTGCCGTCGAAATGTTCACATAAATAAAAGAACTGCTGTACCTGATCTCACCGGGCAATTTTGCAGCCTTTGTCGAAGACGAGATGATATGAAATTTGGGAGCGTAACCAGGAGTTCTATCACCACTCGCAGCATAGGCAAGAGTCGCCAGGGAGACCAATAGAAAAACCAGAAATATCAATCTTTTCACGTTACACCTCCACAAGTTCAGCAGCCGCGTTAGTTGAGCCGAGAGAGTATGAGTTGCCATCTGCCGAATCTTCCCAGGTGCCAAAAGGTCGGAAGATACAAGCAGCAGACGTGCCGGCATTGACGAAGATCCCAGCACCAGGGCCGTTCTGATCCAGGAAGATAGAGCCCTTTGAAAAACCGGCCAAGCCATCAGCAGGTGTAGTCTTGCCAAACGATTCAGAGATAAAGCCGTCATCGCCCCTGCGAATTACCGTGATGCCTTCAACAGCGTTGCCAAATGAATAGGTGATGGTTTCCTCGGCCCCTATCGCCGTACACCGTAGGCGATACCATACCGGGACTTTCTCGTTGATGAACGTCATGGCCGTGGTGTCTGTCAGAGTCGCGACAGTCTGGAAACATCCCGAGTCAGGCGATGTTGATCTTTCCAGCACCACAGAGCCAGTGAATGAGCTGGCGAGAACAGCCGAGACGATTTCCTTCATATTCATTGAGACGTGACCGCTCTTGTCGCCAACTGCCGTAAATGATCCTGTTATCATGTTGCTGCCCTCCCCTTATTCGCGTTTGTGCGGTCTCTTGGTTATTCGGTCGGCTCTCTGAGATCCTTGCCGGCAGCTGAAGCACCGGGTAAATAACTCTGAACAGTGGCCTTGAGCAGTTCAAGGAGATCGGCCTTGTTCATGTTCTTGTCATACTTGACACCGGCCTGATCGAGCTGAACCATCATCTCCTTGCGTGTGGGGCCATCATCGTTCTTCACCTCATCCTTACCCTTGGCAGCCACACTGTCTACAGGGGCAAACCACTTGCCGCATTTCTCACCAGCAAACTCAAACACCTCACCTGGATAAATCCGGCGCTTGTTGTAAAATCCTGTCTCCGTTGCGATTACTTTCATATCAACCTCCGATTTTTTATATGCTCCACTACTCGACAAAATACCGGGACCGGAGCCCCGGTATCAGATCCAGCATTGGTAACTTATCCCTTATGCAATCCCATCAGCATAGGCAGGATTACCGCGCGGGATATCGCTCAGGAAGGCATTGATTTTGCCTGCCGTAACTGAAGTGGTCCCGATAGTTGCCAGCACCCCGAGATAGCGCTCATACGTAGTGCCTTGCGGTAAAGCAACACAAAGGATAGTTGCGCCCGCTGTAGCAAGAGCCCCATTGACGGCCGCGTCGTCAGTCACGATTGACGCAGACGTTGCGTGAATGGTTGCGCTGCCGTCGGTTGCAATAGCGGCCTGAGCATCAGACGCCAGGAAAAACTGGATGGTGCCAGTCGAGCCAGCGGTGATAATCTCCGTATCAACAGTGATATTGAAATACATGGGTTGTCCATTGCCGAGATCCCGAGCAACCGCCCCGAGATCCATTACGTTGCCAAGCAAAGCAGTGCCAGCGTCACCTACCACACTGGTTGCATCACAAAATTCATTTCTTGCGTCAAGTATCATCTTCAGCCTCCTTCAACAATTTGGTTTGAAAATAAGGGAGCCGAAGCCCCCTTATCGGTTAAATCCCGGCCTCAGTAGAGAGCAGAGCATCACAACGACGGATAGGAATCTTCAGGAAGGTATCGACCAGTTTGCCGTCACCTTCTTCAATCGTCTTGAAGTTCAGGGTTGACCGCTCGTTGAACTGAAGATCCAGAGCGTCAAGAGCATCCCGGTTTGCATACCACGCTGGACGCCCCATGTTCAAGGAAGGTACGCGTCGGGCTGCTTGGCGCATCAGTTGGGAAAGATTCGGCCCGGTTGTCCCGGCAGCTACGATATCCTCAAGATCGAAATTGATCCGAACGATATAGCGCCAATCCTTGACATGGAGACCGCAATCCCACTTGTAATGGGTCCGGTATCCTTCCATGCGACCACCGGCACCGTCCACGTTCTCGATTGTGATCTGCCCCTTGTCGTTGATCTGAAGGCCAGCTTTCGACCCTTTGGGATAGATACCGTGAACACTGTTTGGCCCCCAGACCACCAGCCAGATCGAAGCGTTATCGGTGGAATCAGGAGTTGCGGCAGAAGTGATAATATTATCGCCGTTCGCCGCCGTCTGATCGTTAAAACGAGGAGCAAAACCAGTGAACGCTTCGGGCTCAGTACCTTCATTGCCATAGAAAATGGTTGATGCAAGCTCCTGGTTGATCCCCTCAATCTGAGCGCGATCCTCAGACAGACGGAAAGCGGCAGTGTTGCCGTTGAGGTCGGCCAGGGCCTTATCAATCTCTGCGTATGCCTCCAACATCCCGCAGTTGTCAGTGACCTGCACAGTGCGCGATTTGCTAGGCTGAACGCCGCCGTACATTTTACGCCAGGTGGGAGCAGGGAGACCCGAGCGGATAGTGCCGCGGTGACCAGTAGGAAGATTACCTTCCAGCCAGACCATATCGGCCAGGATCTCGTTTGTTTGAGAAAGAATCTCGGCGATGGCGTCAACCTTACCCTGTGGATCGAGACGCTTGGTTACGTCAAGCAACGTCGGGCAGGTATCGGAGAGAGTCGTCCCAAACATCAAAAATGCACCAAGCCCACCCAGGCCGAGAGTACCGCCTGCAGCAACGACTTGATGAACATCAAAAGAAGCGGCACCAGCAGCCATAGCAAAAACCATCATGCACAGAGCGACCAGGCCGAGCCAAACAGATACCGTTCTAAAACTTTTCATTGAACATACCTCCATTTTGTATTGAACTGCGTGAGAATCTGACCCGCTTACCCCCTCCATGCGGTACGAGTAAATTAAACCCCTTAACTGAATATCCTATCTGCCAATGATTTTGGTGCATTCTCCCCACCAGCTCCACCCATCTTCATGCCATCCTCTTTCATGGCAGCACTGACCCGAGTGAGCAGTTTGAGAAACGGTTTGCAGTCACCAAACCGCTTGAAATAGTCCATCATCTCCTGACTCTCTTCCGGCTTCAGGAATGTATTTGCCACCCGGTTGACCGCTTCACCGGTCTGCTTGATCTTGTCGCCGCCGATTTCCTTATCAGTCTCAATCTCCTTGGTACGTGCAGCCAGTTCGTTATTCCAGACCTCAATACCCCTTGCCTTCATGCCGGGGATAACCTTCTGAGTGTAGAAATCGATCAGCTTCTGCGCCTTATCCTGGGACAGGTTAAGTTCATCTTTAAGCAGAGGCTTGAAATCATCCACCAGTTCTTTAGCCGCTTCCATGCCATCAGGAAGCTTAAAATCTTCGTAAGCATCAGGAGCCCCCTCTTTTGCTTTGTCTACATCAGCCTTGGCCTGATCTTCAGCCGCTCGTTGCTCATCACTCAGGGCCGCGCGTCGACCCTCTTCTGCTTTGGCCGGGTCTGGAGTATTGCCACCAGCACCCTGATCGTCCTTGTTGTCGTCACCAGTTCCACCATCACCGCCGCCAACACCATCGTCAGCCGGAGGGGTAGCAGTATCACCTTCTACGGCAAAGCCGAGAAAAACGGGGAACAGTAGGATGTTAATCAGTAATCGTCTCATCATCAGGCCCCAGGTCATTCTTGTGTTTTGCATCGTTCATCTCCTTTTCATCTTTGGATGACTCAATCATGAGTCTCGATAGTTGTTCAGGACACGCTTCTAAAACGTCCGTTACCAGCCTGGTTCCTACGTTGCGTTGACCATCCATGAATGAATGGATTGAATGGTCAACATTGAACCTCATCTGAAATGGTCCTGTGATATTAAGGAGACGCTTCATGAACCGGAATCCCGGCCCTGTGATCAGCAACTCCCGAATGTCGTTTAACTCCTGTTGACGCTGGGGATCTTTCTTTTCGATCTTCTTTGCCACTGCGCTTGCTCCTGGTTAAATGCATGTCACCACAAAAACTGCACTTGTAAATGTTGATTTCCACGTCATAGAGCTTTTCAACCACATGGCTTGACCCGAGAGCCGCTTTCCGAGTCGCATAACAGACCTTGCCGCCTGACTGGAGACAGGTCTTTTTGTCCTTGTAGTTGCGCGGCCCGGTCCGATGCCGAGACATCAGCCACCTATCCCCATTCTCTGGAGTGCCGATATTTCTCCTACGTTTGTTTCACTGAGCGTTCTGGCAGCAGACGCGCCCTGAGCAAGCGCCGGCATCATCTCTGCCATCTGCTGAGCCTGTTGAGCCTTCTGCTTGAGTACCTGCTTCTGCTTGACCACTTCAGGGCTGTTGATCATCGTCGGAGGAGTCCCATACATGGCCGCATACTCCCTGACTGCCTCGCCTGCATTCAGCACATCGCCAGCATCGGTAAAGCCTATCTGCATCAGATTGCCGACGAAACCGGTAACACGCTCGACTGCGGACGTGCCGATAAGCTTTTGTGCTTGAGCCATGACCGACGTATATTCGACCTTGAGGCCCTGCCCCTGAAGTTCCTGAGGAGGAGGAGGAAATTCACCGCGCCGTAACATGATCTTGAACAAGCGACTGATAGCAGGATCGAATAGTTCAGGATTCATCCTTTCCAGTACCGGCCCGAGAACCAGCAGCTTTTCTTGATGCCGTTCCTCAACCTCCCGAGCGGTTACAGACGGAAGATCGGAAGTGGCAAAGGCCAGCATTAAGTCCTCAAAGAAGTGGGAGCGGATCTCCTGACATATCTCCTGAATGTCCTCCCGCAGTTCGCCAATCTGAGGATTAAACTGGTATGCAGGCCGGAATCCGGCA